TTACCATAGTATAAAATAAAAAGCCACAGTGTAAAAAGTGCTCCTTCTATATAAGATAAACTATTCCACGCATCTAATATTGTATTTTCCATTTAAATCTCCTATTTAGCTATACTTCTTAAACTTTCCATCACTGAATCAATGCTGGGGATCTTTGAGTTCTTATTCACCACACAACGATACTGCTTTGGGCATCCTACTCTAATATCAGCAAATTCTAACTCATATGTTTTTTGAGCCCCAACGTAAATACAAGCCATCTTATCTTTAAACACTTTCCTCGTTTTTAATCGGCAAGTGGTGTAGGTGGGCTCAACTATTTTGCCTTGCCATATCTTTTGTTGCCTAGTGTAATCTTTTGCTTCAGCTCTCTTAATCCAAATAGAAGCGATTAGTGTAAAGAACCCTACTACAACCATAAACAAGAAGATCCAACCTATGACTTCTGCAATTTGTTTTCTTAACTGTTGTTGTTTATATATAGTTCTTTGACGCTCTTTCCTAATCTCTCCTTCCATCTGAAGTAATTCATCATAAGCGTGAGGTCCTATAGTTAAATTTAAAAACATCTTTAACTCATAGCGTTGTTCTTCTAATTTTTTCTTAGCCGAATAAGCTTGTAGTGCTGTGGATTCGATACTCCCTGCACCAAAAACTTTACCAAATACACCAGGATTCTTTGCTTGTTTTTCTGCGTTATCTATATCTGATGAGGCTCCCATCCACCTAGTTAAGTCACCAGACATTTGTTCTAAATCTCGGCCAGCCTGAAATCCAGATTTGATTGCGCTAAAGGCTTTACTAGCTACAGAGACTGCAAGTGTTATGGTAACTGGATCTATAATATTTCTCCATTAAAAGACACCTTGAAATCTCTGTGGTCTAGCTATTGGCGAGAACTTTTTTATCATTCTTGCTTTTTTTTTTGGCTTTACCTGTATTCTTTGGTTTACTTTTTTCGCTAACTTGTTTCTCTTTAGGTTCGACATTTTACTTTTTACCCATAGCATTCATAGCCGCTATATCTCTTTGAGTTTCAATTCTATCTTTAGCTATTTGATCTTGTAAATCAAGACGTTGATTATCAATCATCGTATCATTCATTTCTTTTTGCATATTCATTTCCTGTTTTTGTTTAAACTGATCGTCTTTTTGTTGTATTTCTTGACCACGCAGAGCTAATTCTTGCTTTCTTATTGTAACAAGTGGATCTTCTTGTGGTGGAGGAGTCATGGACTGGGCGTATTGTTCACTAACTTCTGAAGCAATCTCAGCTGCACGAGATGCAATTTGATCTTGTATTTGTTTTTGCATATTAGGATCTTGTTGCATCATCATTTGTTGTTCTTGTGGTATGGAAGCCATCACTTCTTGTTGTGCAGTTATTTCTGACATCATTGCCATATGTTCTGATATATGCCCTTGCAATGTCATAAGTATTGCAGCATTAGCTTGGGCAACAGGTGTTGAGATCATAGCTAAATGAGCCGATATGTGAGCTTGATGATTTTGTTCTGGAAATGCAGTTAAAACACCACCTCTTAATGCTTCTTGATTTTCTTTTGCAGGGTTCATGGGCATTGGTTGAGGGGGAGGCTGCAACACGGCATCTATATTAGAAACACCTAACGCTTCGTACATTTTACGATACGCTTGGTACATGCCGTTTTGCCCATGAATTTCTGGATTACTTTGAGCTAACTGCAATTGAGTTTGTGCTAAAGCAATACGTTGTGACATAGAAAATATGTTTGGGTCAGAAACTGGCAGTATATCAATTCTGTCGTCAAAATCAGTTTGTTTAATTTCTGGTGGTGCGCCAGGAACTTGATAAGGGTACATAGGCACACCCATAGCAAATACACGAGCTAGTAATTTAAATTCAATCTTCTGTGAATAATGCAGACGTTTATGAATAGCTGACATGACTTTTGTGCCACGCTCCATAATAGCCATAGTTGTTCCTACAGGTGCATTGCCATTCATCTCGCCAACTTTCATGTCAGCCATAGAAGCAAAACGTCTTCCTGAATCAATCAACGTATTCATAAGTGAATAAAGAGTTTGTGAAGGCTCTTTAAATGGTAAAGGCATAATTGCTTGACGCAAATCCATTCCAACCATATCAACATCTCTAAATTCGCCAGGACTTAATGGTGTCTCGTCATCCCTTATTCTAGCTCCTCTAGCCTTAAAGCCAGCAGGTAGGTTAGATAGTGTTCCAGCATCTATTAATTGTCTTAGAATCGAAGTGGAAGCCCTAGAAAGACCTCCTATAGTATGAGTGAGACCAAAACCATAAAACCCAAGACCAGGTAGGAACTTATAATGCACAAAATAAGGCACTTTCCTACGGAGCGGATCGCTCTCATTGAAATTCCGTTTGATTGATAAGACATCCCCACTGTCCTCCATAATTGTAACAATATATGGCATTTTTAATCCAGTAGGTTCTCCATCAGCTCCAACGTCTTCAAAGCCTTCAATGTCTAAATTGGTATGAACCTCATAAATCATCATCTCTTCATTTTCTGAAGAGCCGTTAGTAATACCTTCTATATCGTTAATTGTATCTTTCACATCACTCATAGTGTCTGAATCTGAACCAGATTCAGGAAGATCTATATCTTTGTAAAATCCTGATAATTGTAATTTTCTAATTTCATTTTTATCCATACGGATACAATGAGTTATTCTTGTAGCGGTGGCTAAGTCAGTTGCATTGTAAGGAACAATTAAGTCTTCTGAATGAACAAACTTACTTACAGCTCTTTGCATATTTGGATCGAAGTAAACTTTTTTAAACGCTGAACCTACGATTGGGAGATAAAACAACATTTGATCTAATTCAGGATCGTATTCTTCCATTTCGTAAGTTATTTGATAATTCATGTAGTTTTTAACACGCTCTGCTTGAGCCATTACTTCTGGAGTTTCTGCTCCAATGATTGTGGTTTTAACAGGTCCTCCTGCTGGTAACATTTCACGATAAGCCTGTGCTTGGAACTGCGTTACTGATTCAGCTAACAATGGATGCACAATACCAGAAGCACCTTCAAATGGTTCTGATCTATCTTCGTATGTCATACCAAGAAGTTCTAATCCGCTTTTGTATTGTTCTTCCCAGTCGCTTCTTGAATTAGTATCGTCTTCTATATCTCCAGTTAATTGACTTGATATTTCAGATAAAACATCTTCGTCTATATGATCGGCTAAGTTTGCATCAAAAGGAATGGCTATAGGAGTTTCTGACTCCATTTCCATATCTCCAACAATAGCAGAGCCATCATTTAACTCAGTAACTCCTTCGACCATAGCCTCTGGAGGCAATTCAACTAAATTAGCTTGTAACTCTGGAGCTATAGCGTCTGCTATTCCATTTATATTCTCAATCGCCATTTTAAATCCTAACTAATAGAAAAACCACCACCTTTAATGGCTTTACCCATACCACGACAAGTCATCTTGCCACCTTTGACTTTACCGCCACCACCGTATTCTTTAACTTTGCCACCCATTTCCATCTTAGCAAAGTCTTCACCAGATATTTTACCGTCTTTGTTTTTATCTAGCTTAAATTGACCACCAACTAAAGGTTTTGCTTCACCACCTAGTTTCATTTTCTTAACTTTGCCACCAAATCTTTTTCCTTTAGCTTTTAAAAGCTGTTCTATATCGTATTCAGTCATTTCATTCACATCACCAACTTGCAATGTTCCTGCTTTAATGGCTGCTTGTATTTTTTGTTTTTGAGTTAGATTTCCAGGCTTCTTATCGACATTAATCGACACTATATCTTTAAAATTCTTTGGTCTTTCCTTTGGCACTGGAACAACATCGCCACCGTCTTCCATTCCAATTTTTTTAATTTTTATTTTGTTCAGTGATTTCATAATACTTTTCATTTGTCTATTAGTAAGACCTGGTTGAGTACCTTTAAAGCCTGAATAAACTTTATAAGATTCATCTAATTTTTTTCCTGCCATAATAATCTCCTATATTGGTTCGCCTGTTATTGGGCTAAGTTGGATGGATCTTGTTGTGTTAACAACTCCACCTTTTCTCATTTTTCTTATTGCTCCACCATATTTTTTACCAAATAGGCGATTAAAGTCTGATTCAAACTTATCAGATATTTTTTTAGTCTGGTCTTTCGATAACTCTTTGCCTTTACCAAACACAGTGCCTTGTTCTTCTATTTCTCTAATGGCTGCTTCCATTTGTTCTGGACTTAAAGGACTACCACCGCCTTGCATCTTTTGAACAACTTTACCACCGAATCTAGCTTTCATAATAGTGTTTCTTTTTATGTTAAATGCACCAGGTTTTTGAATTGAGTTACTAGCTAGTTGCATATTAATTGGCTTAGTCTTAACTTTACCAGGCTTCTTTGCCATGCGTTTTAACTTAGCTAAGTCTTTGTTAGCTTGAGAATCCAAAGACATAGCCATATTGACACCAGCTAAAGCGTCTCTCTTTTTTTTACCAGCCATTACATAATCCCTTTAAATTTACCACCACGACCTTTAAGCATAATAGATTTTATTTTTTTGACAGCTCCGCCTTTTTTCATACCAAGAGATTTAAGAACAGCAGCTTTCATTCCTTTGCCTCCTGCGAATTTAGCAGTACCAGCCATTAACTGTGTTGCCAGCTTTATTCTTTTAAGATCCTTTGCTTCTTTAGCGGTTTTAGCATCTTTGAAATCAAAACTTCCCATTATTTCATTCCTTTAAACATACCGCCTCTGCCTGGTATAACACCGCCCATATTCATTTTCTTAACTTTGCCACCGTCCATCATACCAACTGGCATAGATTTGGTTGTGTCCATAACTTGACCACCCATATTCATCTTTTGGACTTTGCCACCCATTTTTTTCCCTTGTGGCATACCTTTACCAATACCACTACCCATCATTCCTGCGGTTGCAGCTCCTTTTAACGCTTCTTTTAATCTTTTTAAATCAGCCTCAGAAATAGTATTACCACCTTCTTGTGTTTGTTTTCTAGCCATTAATTTTTGCATTCTTTTCATATCTGCTTCAGACATTGTGTTGCCTGTAGGATCACCACCAAATTGCATTTTTTTAACTTTACCACCCATTTCCATTCCAGATATTTCTCTTATGGCTTTTTCCATACCTTTTTTATTTTTTACATTAATAGGTTTTCTTTTTAATTTATTCTTTATGCCTTTATTATCTTTACTCATGAGATCTTTAAGACCTTTTTTTAAATTTTTTTCTAAATCGCCCATTAGTAATACTCCATTCTTTTTCTATATCCTGGTTCAAAATGCTCATCGTCAGGTGTGGATATAAAACCACCTTGTCTGAATCTTAGTATAGCCTGTGTCA